CATCCCATGTAAATGTTTTACCATTATGAATAGTTGCAACAAGTATTTGACCAAAATTATCTAAAGACCATAAACCTGGATCCAGAACCACGTTACTAGTTGCACTTGCAGTTCCCCATGTACCTGAACTCCATGTGTCTGTACCCCAACCTAAACCTGCGGTTTGAAACGTTGGACCAACTATTTCATATGGATCTATTTGTGCTGAACCGGTGCCAGATGTAGTTCCAGCTGAATTAGAAGGCATAGTTATTTCAAATGTATTTGCAGTTTTATTTCTTACTTCAAAAGTATTATCTTCAAAATCAGATGTTGCATAACCTGAACCTGTTGGAACCGTAACAGATGAAAATGTTACATATCTTCCATCTAATAAACCATGTGATGTTTTATTTACGGTAACTGTTGGAGATCCGGATGTTGCATCGAAGGTAGCTCCAGTGATAACATCATCATCTAAAGGACTAATGTCAAAAAACTCACCTGCATAATATAAAAACAAACCTTGTGAAGTTCCTATTGCTACATATTTTTCTCCAGCGATACTAGCAAACGCATGTTGTGCCCTTGCTGAACCTGGTAAAGTATTGTTTGAATTAGTAAGTTGACTCCAACCACCTATTTTCTCAGGTAAACCATATCTAAATCTCACAAAATCGCCATCAATCCATCGACTTTCGGCTCCTGATTCTGTGACCATTTTGTCAAAACCGGCTTTAAAATTAAGTTTTTGTAACATAAATATCCAAATATTATAAAAGAGACAGCGGGTGGTATGTGGTGGTGTCCGCTGCCTCCATTATAGTATACACTATAAATCTATAGTATCAACTCAGTTAAATCATTATTTGAGCCTATTGTACCTTTATAAAAAGTATTAAAAGCTAAACTTATTCTAGTATTAGTGCCTTGTTTAGTATCTACTTGATGAGTAGTTGATGATGGAAACATTAATAATTGACCAGTTTCTACAGGAAGCCACCATGTATGAGAATTCCAAATATTATATTTATCTATTTCTGGTTTTATTTGTTGATAGCGTATTGGATTTGAAAATTTAATTTTATCATTTTCTTTATCACAATCAAAATATAATACACCTGATACAACTGAATTTGGGTGTTCATGAGTATGATGATATTCATTTTCTTCTGTATAGTTCAACCACGATTGAGTTATGTAAAGTTCTATATTGTTTTTAGGAGATATAATTCTTTCTAAATAATCTTTACAACATTGATCTAAAAACTTTTTAATATTTTTAAATTCTTTTCTATTTAATATGTAATTATCTTTTGTACTAATATTTCCTGTGTTTTTAGTATAATGATTTTTTTGTTCCTTTAAAAAATGTAATTCTTGTTTTGTAAATTCTCTATCTATTTTTGTAGAATAAATAGGAATTGGAAATAAACTTTCTATTATAGGTTCTTTCATTAATAACACCAAGATACAAAAGAAAATCTTGTTCCTTTCTTTACAGGTTTAACTAAATGTGGATATAAAAATACAGATGGAAATATTATTAAATCTCCAGCTTTAAATTTAATTTCGTAATCATCAAACATTATAAACTCACCACCTTCATAATCATCATTTAAAACACACACAATACTTAAAATAGGGATACCTTTTATTTCTCCTTTAAATAAACTTTTAATGTGGTCTGCATGTTTAGACATAATTTGATTTTTATTATATCTATTAAATCTTATTTGACTAAAACCTGACCAACCATCAAACTCTTTTCCACCAATTTTTTCAATAACAATATATCTTTCTAATGCTTTCCAAGTTAATTCATGAAATTCTTTTAAATAGCTAAGTTTATTTCCATAACATACATCAAGTTCTTTATTTCCATTTTTTGGTTTTGATTCAAATGTTAATGGATTAGTAAAGGTATGTTTTTTCCAAGTATTGTCATCAGATAATTCTTTTATAGATTTATCTATAATATTTTGAGGAATCCAATTATCTAATTTAAGTATATAATTTTTTAAATTCACACCACTAATTTAATTTATATTTATTTCAAATCCCAAGTTTGTGTTGATTCATTCCAAGTATAGTCGTTATCATCATCTGGATAAGCAACTGGTGCTTCCCATAAACAAGTTGTTTCGTTTAGTGTCCAACTATTAAAAGGTTTTGGTGGAATAAAAGCATCTTTATCCTCATCATAAGTATAACCTATTCCTGCGTAATTTTTTCTTAAAGGTGTTCCATCTGTTAAATGAACTCCTCCTCTTGTGTTGTAAGAAGTTTGTTTCCAAACAGCCCAACCTGTTAATTTTGTTAAAAAATCTATTCCATTTACTTCTTGTTCTACACCATTGGCATCATGTAAAACTTCATTTACTACAGATTGAACTTCAATCACTTTTCCATTTAATCCTATTTTTGCAAAGTTAGCCATTATCCTGTATAACTCCCTGATCCGTTAAATTGCATTATTGTATTACTTCCACTTGTTGTAACTGTTGGAGAGCCTGTTGTTGTACCTGTATAATCTGCTGTTGGTACACTTAAAATAACAACACCTGAACCACCTGCTGCTCCAGGTCTGTTTAAATTACTATTTCCACCACCGCCACCACCGCCAGTATTTGCTGTACCTGCTGTTCCACCTGTAGAACCTGGAGAAACACCAGCAGCTCCACCACCTCCAGCACCTCCAGCACCTCCTGAATTTCCTCCACCACCACCTGCTCTTGTAACTGAAGAACCTGTTATTGAAGATGCTGCACCAGCACCTCCAGCTCCACCGGGACCATCAGCTCCTACAGCACCAGCTCCACCGCCGCCACCGCCGTTACCGCCAGCAGCTCCACCATTATTTCCTTGACTTGGAGTTGTAGAAGGTGTGTTTCCAGCACCACCTGAAAAAGATCCACTAGCACCACCGCCACCAGAACCACCAGCTCTTCCATTAAAAGCACCACCACCGCCACCACCACCTGCTGAAGTTATAGTTGTTAAACCTGGACCTGAAATTGAAGATGCTGTACCATCGTTTCCTATACCACTTGGATTAGTTGCACCACCACCGCCTACTGTTACTGTAACTACTGTTCCACTACCTACTGATTGAGTAGATGTACGATAACCTCCTGCGCCACCGCCACCTCCACCATCTTCACCACCACTACCACCACCAGCTATTACTAAAAAATCTATATCTGGTGCTTGTGGAACTTCATCAGCAACTGCATCATCAACTGTAGGAATCCAACCTTGTGTTGCACCTGAATAAACTATTCTAACTGATTGTCCTGTTGTATCATATTCTGGATTAGGTGAAGTAAATCCTTGAAATTTTAAACCGTTTTGATTTATAGTAACTGCATTAGATCCCCAAGTTCTTAAATAATCTACAATTACAATGGTATCACCTACGGAAGCAGAGGCAGGTAATGTAACTGTAACAGCTCCACTTGTTGTATTAATCCAATAACCTTCACCTCCAACTGCTGTAAATGAAGAAGTTTTAATTGATGATTGCCATGATATAACGCCTTCTACAGCACCATTATCAATAACCGTAGTTCCGTCTGAAACAACACCCATTATGAATCTCCTTTTATCTTAGATAAATTAATTTTAAATTTTTCTCTAGATATATTATTGATTATAAATATATCATTTTCACCTTCTTGTAAAGTCCAACTTCCTTTAGTTCCATCTACTATATTTCCTTCAGTTTTTGCTTCATTAGATAAGTGTAGATCTCCAGTATATAAATTTCTCCATACATTACCAGAAGCTCCTAGATCATATGTATCATTTGCTCCTGGTACAATATTTCCTGTAGCAGTAATAGCCCCTGAAGTAATAGCCCCTGTAGCAGTAATAGCCCCTGTAGCAGTAATAGCCCCTGAAGTAATATCCCCTGCAGTTATGTCTCCTAAATCTGCTGTAATATCTACGATATTAGTTCCATCAGAATATAAAATTTTATATCCTTTATCCGTTGCAGTCCAAGTAGCTCCTGTTCCAGAAGTAGTTTTGAAAGTAACTGTAAAAGCACCCGATGTTGCATTTTCTACCATGTATGTTTTTTCAATTGAATCAGGGATTACAACATCAACATTTCCTGCTATTGTTCCTGTTAATCTTAAAACTTGATTTTTACCATTCGATAAAACACCATTTGAAAAAGTCAAGGTTGCACCTGAAGTAATTCCAATAGCATCATAACCACCAATTGCTTGCTCAAGAATTAGTAAATTAGTGTTGGTAAACTGTCCCCAAGTTCCTGAGTTTTCTCCGGTTTGTTGTACAGTTAATTTTAAACTAGCTGATGTTGAGTTTGCCATATTTTAAATTCCTTAAAATTTTATTTTATTCAATTTATTGTTAAAAATCAAGCTACTTCCTGCCAACCTGGAGGATCAATAGGAGCACCCCCTGTGTTAACTTCTGTCCATACTATATTTTCAACAGTATTTAATGTCATTGTCATTTCAATTCCTGTTGGCCTTGCTACTGAATCTGTAGCTGTAGCTTGACCTTCTTGCATCGTTAGATCAAAACCAGTTAAATCTATTAAACTATTTGCATCCAAAACAGCTGTTCCAAGAGCAGCTGTCATAGCTTCTCCAGTCAAACTAACATTTGCATCTGCACCAATTGTAACAGAGTTTTCTTGCATGGTCATTGCTTGACCAGTGACGGATATATCTGCGGTACCTGTAACAGTAACAGAACCTAAATTAGCAGACATTGCTATTCCAACCACATCTTCCGTTACAACATCTGTAAACCCTTGAGCTGTGCCTTGAGTAATAGTTAAAGCTTGTCCTGTTACATCAACATTTGCAATACCTGTAATTGAAACAGAACCTAAATTAGAAGACATTGCTATCCCTGTTGGAAATACAACAACACCTGCAAATATATCTACTGTACCTAGATTAGCAGACATTGCTATTCCAGTTACATCTTCTAATACAACATCTGTAAATGCTTGAGCAGTTCCTTCATTTGCATTTAATCCAAAACCAGTTAATTGAACATTAATACTTTGTGATCCAGTTGCAGCAAAAGGACTTTCTGCAAAAGCTGTTATTCCAAAAGCCATGACTTTTTAAATTTCCTCTAGCTTAAACTTATATTTTTTACCAGATTTATTATTGAATATGTAAAGATCCTCAGAGCCTTCTTGAATAGTCCAGTTACCTTTAGTGCCATCAACTTTATTACCTTGATCTTTTGCTTCATTAGATAAATGTAAATCTCCAGTGTATAAATTTCTCCAAACGTTTCCTGATGCACCTAAATCATAAGTGTCATTTGCTCCTGGAACTACTGCACCCGTTACAGTTAAAGTAGATCCATCAAAAGTTAAATTAGCTTCTGCATTTTGTGCGTCTGCACCAGTTGCAGTAACAATTCTGTTATTTGCACCATTAGTCATAAAGTCAGATACATCCACAGCAATTGCATCTGCTGAAACATCAATACCAGTTCCTGCTCCAACGTTTAATGTTACATCTCCTGTAGTTCCACCACCTGTTAAACCACTACCTGCTGTAACTCCTGTGATGTCTCCAGTGTTAGTAGTATATCCAGCGTCATTATTAAAACCTGAATTATTAATATTTGCTTTAGTTAGTTTCTTTTGATTATTAGAAGCATCAACTACAACAAAAAAATCTCCATCAGCGTCTGATGTAGATGTAGTTAATTCTGAAAGATCAACATCTATTTGATCTGCTTGAACATCTATTAAGTTTCCAGCTCCAACATTTAATGTGACATCTCCAGATGATCCACCACCTGTTAAACCATCTCCTGCTGTAACACCTGTAATATCTCCAGTAGTTGGAGTTTGAAATTCTAAAGCTGTTGCACCGCTGTTCACAGCTAAAACCTGGTTAGCTGTCCCAATTGCAGTTAAACCTGTACCACCTTTTGTTGTTGGTACTGTCGGTAATCTATCTGATGATAAAGTTCCTGAAGCAATGTTAGTTGCATTAAGTGCTGTTAAAGCTGAACCGTTTGCTGCTGGTAATGTAGCAGGAAACCTTGCATCAGGAACTGTACCTGAAGCTAAATTATCTGCATTTAAATTTGTTAATGCACTTCCATTGTTTGCAACAATGTTTCCACTTGAATCTAGTATAACTGCTTTAGATGCAGGAAGGGTACAAAATACATCTTTAGTACCTGCAGAAAAATTTACTGCAGAGTCACTATTAGATGATGATAGAATTGTATCTCTTGATAAAGTATCGGTTGCAGCATCTGTAACTGTGCCAAGTCCAACTTCAAACTCACCATTCTCATTTACAATAGAATAATAAGTTGTATTACTGTTACCAATACCAGCAACAAAAGTTTCAAAACCTAAAACGGCCCCTGCTAAATTTATTGTGCCCGTACCTGTACTTGTAGAGGTTTCTTTTACCCTGTCATTTACAACTAGTGCCATTTAAAACTCCTTATTAACCAGAGATTCTTAGTATAGCTGCTGCTGTAGTAAATGCTGGAAACTGAATTGTAAAAGTTCCTGATGTAGCTGTTTTATCTGCTCCAAAATCTAAAATCGCAACTGCTGCATTAGTAACTGCAGAAGATGTATTGTAGATCATTGCACCTCTAGCTGTCAACGTTACACCTGTGAATGATAAATCTGCAAAGTCAACAATTGCAACACCTGATGCAATTGAAGTATTTTGACCTGCTAATGGATCGCCCCCTGATGCGTAAGTACCAGTGTTCGCAACTTCGTTTGTAGTTGTGAATGAAGTAGTCGCTGAGTTTAGAGTTGCTGAAGAAGTATAAAGAGCTAGTTTAAAAACATCACCACCAGATGAAGAAAAATTTTGATCACCTTCTAGTAATTGTTTCTTAAAAGCATTTGCAATCGCTTGTGTTATAGCCATAGTATATCTCCTTATTTTCCTATTCGAGGAACACCGCTTTGATATTCATCTCGTCTTCTTCTTCCCATTTGTTCAATAGAGAAGCCTTCTATCACTTGTTTATACTTTTGTTCGTATAATTGCAATAGATCTTGAGGTCCTTTTAAAAATCCGTAGGCCTCGACTAGGCATGCATACAAAAGTCCATTGGGAAAATTTTGACTTATATATGTTGTAGTATTTGTACTAGATAATCCGGGATCTTTCAAGATATAATTTAATTGAATTGTGTAAGTAGCGTCAGGTGTAGGTGCAACTACAATCTTTTGTTCGTCCCATAAACTGTAGTATTTAGGAACTCCTGTTTCTCCTGTAGGATTAAATTCTGACATAAAACTAGTATCTCTATATTGTAGAAATTCTCTGTTATCAGGTTGAGAGCTTCCATCAGAATCTACAATTTGTGCAGATCTCACAACTAATAAACCTGCTGGTCTATCAATAAATCTATCTGAAGTAATTAAATTTGCTGTAGCATATCTTCTATTATTATCTGAATCTACATCTCTAAATATTCTATATTCAGCATTTTCAATAAATCCATCTAAAATAGTTGATGTAAAAACATTTGCATCTACTTCGGTATAGTCTTTAATTTTTTGTAATAATTCTGTGTATGTCATAATTATAAATTTGTACTTGTGAAGTTATTATTAACAGGACCTGCAAGACAATTCAAGCCTCCTCCTGGTCCGTATGCATCTATAAAGAAAGTGCCTTCATCATTCTCTTTTAAATTATAGCTATTAGCAATAGTTATTGTTGAGGGTTGCCCTGCTTGACTTTGAGTTGTTTCATTTAAAGAATCAACTAATCTTGCTCCAAATATCTTGGCTCCGGCATTATGGGAACTAGCTGTAGTATTTTTAGGTCTAACTCCTCTAAATGGAGCATTAGTTCCTCTAACTAAACCTGATAATACTTTTGTAGAGCTATCATATGCTGTATATTGAATTACTTCATTTTCAAAAAACCCTGTTGTAGAATTTATTTTTTCAATAACTACATAACCACCATCTCTATAGAAACCAAGATTATCATCTACAGCCAAAGAAGTATCTGTAGAAGTTATACTAGATTTTAAGGTGGTTGATAATTCTAATGCTTGAATACTTATTTGTAAAGCAGTTGTGCTTGATGATAAATTTGATTTTATACTCATTAGCCTCACTGCATCATTTACTAATATTCCACTGTTAGGTTGAGTTACAACATAAACAGCAGTCCGATCACCATCAATAAGAACATCGCTTGTAGTAATAGGATTTTCTGGTAATAAATCTGGAGTAGGTAAAGGTGCAACTTGTGGTCTTGCTTTTTCTAAACCTTGTGGATCAGCAACAAATGGTCTTGGCTCAAGTTGTGGTTGCTTACGTTCGAACTCTGAGTAATGCACAAACGCACCATTCCATTCTGTAACCATTTCTCTCCACGGAAAAGCTAATCCGCTTCGGTCAGAGATTGCTAAAGCGTGTTTCCCTTTTGCAAATTTTGCCATTAGATCTCCGGATAATAAGTTTTAGGTGATATGTAAACACTTGAAGAAGAACCATCTTCTTGTAATGCTCTTAATAATTCATCTTCGTAAAGTAATTTCATTTCCTGTGTTCTTTGAGGCGCTTTCTTTTGAGATATGTAATAAGCTAAACCTGCACACATACAAGGTACAAATCTATTAACTACATCTGCTTCATTTGTATAAGCCCCTGCATCTTGTAATCTTTGTATGTAGTAAAAATACATAAAGTCACCAACTTGATCAGAACCTGGAGTTAAGTATAAAGTAACGGATACTCTATTTATAAATCTTTGAACCCAATATTGAGAAGGCTGACCTGTTGCTGTTTTATTTGAAAAAGCTGAATACTGTGATCTGTTTACTTTTGATAAAGGTGAATCTACGTTAGCAGAAGTCCTGTAGCTAGATTCTAAAAGATCTGAAGCCATGTTAACAAAATTATTTACTGAATCGTTTTGTGCATGAGAAGCAGCAGTTGTGCTGTCTATTCCTCTATCTGTAACCGCTGATAAAATTAAATTATTACCTGAGATAGAGCTATACTGCATTATTTCATTATTGATTTTTATTTTTCCAGAGTCAGGCATCTGGGCCACAGAAGCAACTGGAATAGTTAAAGCAGTGGCATTTATTGCAGAGGTTAAAGTAGTTGTAATTCCATCAGAAGTACCATCACTTGGCGATCTAAAAATTACATATTCGTTTTGACCATTGACTAAACTAAAAGCGTGTTCTCTAACTTGCCAAAAATGGATACCTCTATTATCCCATTCTTGAAGCATTATGTTTAATGATCTTCTAGCTGAACGCAGGTCATTACCTGAGTAATCAAAGAAACCTAATCTTTCAAAAGCTTCAGTTATAATATCGTCGATCGAGAATGTTTTCTCGAATGTAGTTGTGCCTGAAAAAG